TCAACTGATGTCCCTTATTGCTATTGGTGATTCTTTTCGTATTCTGCTATCTCTGCTTTAGAGAACCTTTTTACCTTTGAATGAGAATGATCTTCTGTGTTCTCCCCTTGCCTGAAGCGCCTTAGAAACTCTCTGTCACTGAGTCCGCTGCTGTTCGCTTTTCTTCTCATCCCGCCATAATACTTCTTTCCGGTGATCTTTGGCATTGCAACCTCCTGATTGCTCCAGATTGTTTGTGTGGCAACTTTGCTGGAGAAACAAAGCGTTCAGGAGCGACCCTAGCCACCTGTTAAATATAACATAACTAGGAGATTAAGCAAAATCTTGCCGCTGGTCAGTTTGCAGAGATTAACCAATATCGCACCATAGGCATTTTTGCCAGAGCTTTCCCCGCTGCAACGGTACGGCAAGATTAGCTTGTTTAGGATGTTAAATATAACATAATTGCTCAAGCATTAAAAGTCTGCTATTCTTGACAATCGAAGGAGGCAGCTATGACAAAGAGGCTCACGAAGTCGAAGATTAAGAAGATTATTGACACTGACCATTCAGTGAAGGCGATGAAAGATGGAAAAGTTGATCTTGCTATAGATGAATTTATTAACGAAGAAGGGTTGACTGCCGAAAGTGCTATGGCACTCCTCGACAACGAAGAGGACTTGACTGAGTTTCACCCTGCAAATGATGCCTATAACTTTGAAGTTCTTCGGCTGATGCAAGAGATTAAACGCAGGGCAAAGAGGCTTGATGACAAGGAAAAGCTGGCACTGGAGCATCTGGTAAAGAATACTTCGTTGAAGGCAATAAAAAAGAGAACCGGAATTACCTTGACTGGAAAAGATGTTGAGGTAACTAAGGTTGTGAAACTTGCATCTCTTATATCATCACTATTCCTGCTCAGGTCAGGGGTGACTAAGAAGCAACGGTCAAACATGCTCTGGCGGATCGCTGTAAGGAATGAAATTAAAAGACCAGATCTTGCTATTGCAGCGGTTTCAACGATTAACAAGATGTTCGGAGACAATACCCCAGTTAGAGTTGATGGAAGTGGTGGAGGAGGTGGAGGTCTGACAATTATTGTCCAGAATCAAGCATTAGCCAACAGTCCACTTGATGCTGTAGAGGTCGGAAATGGCTAAAATACTCTTTGACTACGTTCCCCGTGAGCAGTTTATTTCTTTCCACCAACGCAGAGAACGTTTTGGTTGTCTGGTTGCTCACCGGAGGGCAGGGAAGACCGTTGCGGCAGTCAATGAGCTTGTCTTACGTGCGCTTCAATCGAAGAAAAAGAATCCTCGCTACGGATATATTGCTCCTTTTCGGCAACAGGCGAAGAATATCGCTTGGGTTTACCTGAAAGATGCTACCAGATCATTTGCTGTCAGAATCAGGGAGTCTGATTTACGAATTGAGCTACCAAACGGGGCTTGGGTATCACTCTATGGTGCGGATAACCCTGATTCCCTTCGGGGGGTCTATTTTGATGGAGTTATTCTTGACGAATTCGGTGATTGCCGTCCGAACCTCTGGGCTGAGGTTATCGTCCCGACACTCGCTGACAGAAAAGGGTGGGGGATTGTCATGGGGACTCCCCGTGGCGAAAATCAATTCTACGATTTCTTCAAATTATCAAAAGAAGACAATGACTGGTTTTCTCTGGAGCTGAAGGCTTCGCAGACCGGTATCTTATCACCTGAAGAGCTGGCACGGATGAAAAAGGTCATGTCCGATGCCCAGTACGAGCAGGAATTGGAATGCTCATTCTCTGCTCCAGTCCTTGGAACTTACTATGCAGGAATAATTGAAACTCTCGAAAAGTCAGGTCACATTGCTTCAGGTGTTGGTCGCTATGATCCAGCATTCCCAGTTAATGTTGCAACTGACTTGGGGTACACTGACTCCTGTTCTTGGTGGTTCTGGCAGCATCGACCCGATGGAATCGCAATTATTTCTTATTACGAAAACCAGTCACAGCCGCTTCAGCATTACTTCGACATGCTTGATAATACTGAATATGAACTGGAAACAATATACCTCCCACACGATGCAAGGGCAAAAACTTTACAGACCGGACGGTCAACTGTTGAGCAATTTATTGACAAATATAGGGAATCTACTGTAAAAATTGATGTTGTACCATTGTTGAAGAAGCAGCACGGCATTGATGCGGCACGTTTGGTGCTTCCGATGTGCTGGTTTGACCTTGATGAGACAAAGCTGGGTATCGAGGCTCTTAGGACGTACCGGAGAAAGTACGATCCGGTTCGGAAGGTATTCTCGAATGAACCTTTGCATGATTGGAGTTCAAACGGTGCTGATGCCTTCAGGTATCTGTCACTTGTCTGCAAGGATTCTCTAAAAATCGAATTACCACGACAGATCCTTAATCGTGTTGCTCCGATAAGTCCGGCTTTAAGACCACCTCAATATAAATTAGCCGAACTATTTGAAGATAGAGATCGATTCCTTTCGAGACGGAGGCAAAGAATATAATGGCAGATAATAAAGAAGATTTTAAGGATAACCCATCAGATCAGAGAAGTTACTGGGGAACCGAAGTAAAGGCTGCAAAAAAACGACTTGAGAAGTTCCACAAAACTGGTGATAAGGTTGTTAAAGTCTTCCTTGGAACTTCCTCCTCTGAAGATTCCTCATCGTTCGATCTAAATCTATTCCATTCAAATATTACAACAATCGCCTCTATGCTTTACGGTAATTTGCCAAAAGTCGATGTCTCAAGACGTTATGCTGATGCAAATGATGACATTTCTAGGGTTGCATCAACAACCTTGGAACGATTATTGAATCTCGATATTGAAAATCACGGTGACGACTACAACTCGATATTCGAGGCAATTATGCAAGACAGGCTGATTCCGGGTCTTGGGGTTGCCCGTGTCAGATATGAAATTGTTACCAAAAAAGACGAAAACGGTGAAGTCTGTATCGATTCAGAGTCTGCACCGATTGACTATTATCACTGGAGGGATGTCCTCTGGGGGTGGGGAAGGAGCTTTGCGGAGCTACCTTGGATCGGTTTTCGGTCATTTTTGTCAAAAAAAGAGGTTGAAAAGCGTTTCGGCAAGGATGTAGCAGACAATATCAACCTAAAGCGGCAAATGGTAGACACTGAAGACTCCGACAGTGATGACGACACCAGATCCCCTTGGGACAAGGCTGAAATCTGGGAAATCTGGGACAAGTCAGCCAAAAAAGTCGTCTGGTTCTCGGAAGGGTACGACAAAATTCTTGATACGAAAGACGATCCATTGTGCTTGAGCAACTTTTATCCATGTCCGCAGTTTTTTATAGCGAATGCTACAACCAGCCTCTATATTCCAAGGTCGGACTATAAACTTGCCGAAGATTTGTACAAAGCGGTTGATATTGTGCAGACACGAATTGCCGTAATTACCGAAGCCGTAAAGGTTGTCGGTGTTTATAACAAATCGTCAGATGGCATCAAGCGAATATTTAATGAAGGTGTAGATAATGACCTGATACCAGTGGACAACTGGGCAATGTTTGCTGAGAAGGGTGGAATTGCAGGTCAGATCGATTGGTTGCCATTAGATCAGATCGTTAATGCACTCGATAAACTGGTAGCTGTCAGGGATGACACGATCCAGATGCTTCAGCAGGTGACAGGGATGTCAGATGTTATGCAGGGCGGTCTGAAAAACCAGTATGAGGGTGCGAGCCAGTCAAAAATGAAAGCTCAGTTCGGATCAATACGAATCCAAAAACTTCAGGAGTCGTTTGCCAATTTCGTATCTGGATTGATGCAGATAAAAGCTGAAATCATTTCAAGACACTTTGACTCGGCAACTATCGCAAAAATGAGCAACATGCGGTTTTCTCCAGACATAGCACTCCTACCAAAAGCCATCGAATTGATAAAAAATCCAGATGAAATCAATATGCGGGTAAAAGTTCGCTCAGAGACTCTTGCAACAACTGACTTCCAGCAACTTCAAGAGGAACGCTCCAACTTTATTAATGCAATCTCAACTTATTTGCAATCAGCAGCACCTTTAATTCAAGAAGAACCAGCATCCAAACCATTCCTGATGAAATTGATGCAATGGTCACTCGCTGGATTCCGTGGGGCAGCAGAAATTGAAGGCGTATTCGATCAGGCTATTGCAGCCCTCGAAGCTCAAGAGAAACAAGGCGGAAATGAAAAACCAGATCCAGAAACAGTCAAAATTCAGGGTCAACAACAACTTGAGAGCCAGAAAATTCAGGGTGAACTCCAAAAACTTCAGGCGAAGACGCAATCCGACATCCAGATCAGGATGGCTGACAAGCAAGCAGATATTGAAACAGCTGTTCAGCAACATCAGATGAAAATGGCTGAAATTCAGGCAACAATGCAAGCAAAACTGGCAGAGGAACAGGTCAAGTTGGAATCAGCCCTTCTGACAGAGAAAGCACAAGCTCAGTCCTCAATTATGCAGACAAACGCTCAGGTTGAGGGTGAAATAATGAAGGACGAAAGTTCTGCTAGAATTGATATGCTGAAAGAATCTCACAAAACAAATAAAAAAATAGATGAAATCAAAGCCTCGGCTGTTGCCACAATGACACAGCAGGAGCATCAGGCAGAAAAAGACAAGGAGACAGCCAATGGGGAAGGGGTCAAAAAGAAGACTGGGAAATAATTATGAGAAGAATTTTGAAAAGATCTTCGGAGACAAGAAGGCGGTTACATCGTCAAAACGGTTTGATGGACAGTCTGGGGAATCCAAGTCGGGAGTCTATATTGTCTCGGATATTGAACCCTTTAAGAGTCCAATTACTGGGGAACTTATCACGACACGATCACAACTTAGGCAGCACCATAAAGACCACGGGACAACGGACGTGCGAGACTATTCTCCTGAATATTTCAGCAAAAAGCAGAATGAGCGAGCACAGGCAATACGGGGACAGCGACCATCTGACAGAAAAGACAGGATTGATATGCTGAGAGAGCAATTTAACCGATAAAGGAGACAGCAATGACCTTAGAAAAAGACGAAAATAACGTAGAAGAGGAAAATACCGGAATCCAAGAAGACGATTCAGCGGATCAGAGTGTTGATGAGGGTAATTCTCAAGAGGAAGATAGCCTCCGAGATACTTTAAATGATGCGATTGATGAGGTTGAGGGTGAGGAAGGCATACAAGACCCCTCAGATGAGAATAAGTCCTCTGAGAAGCCCGCTGCCGAGTCCAAGGATGATGGAAAAGAGGAGATTTACCCCACCGAGGCTCAGTTTGATGGTGAAGATGGTAAGTCATTCAAGGCTCCTGCAAGTTGGAAGCCACAAGAACGAGAATTGTGGAGCAAAGTCCCCCCACAGCTACAAGCGAGAATTAAAGCAAGGGAGG